TCGAAGCCCTTCCGGATGCAACAATTGAAAGGAAGAAGTCACGCATACTGAGGTACCTTAATTGCCCAGGCATACATGCACAGATCATGTTGTTCCTTGAAGGCACGAAAGCGCACCTACAGTCAGACTATCCAAGGCATTTTGTCCTTGGAGGCTTCGACGAGTTCCACGGCGGATGGGAGCGCCTCCACGCTGCATTTGGAAGCAAATCTAAAGTGTACGGCTTCGACGGGAAGTATTACGACTCGTTGTGGCCCGATTTTGTTTACCAGTGCGTGGATCGCATTCTCATGCGCGCATTTGATTTTGGCAAATTTCAGCCGGTGTATGAAAGCTGTATGTTCAACCTACGCACCTCCCTGTGTCTTCATCGTACAGGAGAGATCTGGGAATATAAGAACACCCACTGCACCGGCCATTACCTCACCAAAATATTCAATGACTTGGCAACACATATATACCTAGCAGCCGCTTTTCTAGTCGGATGCATAGAAAACTCCTGTCTTGAGCGCAAGTTTCAACTTTTTTATTGCGTTACAGCAGCCATCGTTGGGGATGATGGGTTGATGCGACCTGGCAAAGAAACGCCATGGTTCACCCCCACCCTCATCAAACGTGTGGTAGCAGAGATAGGAGGAGTCTTTGAGTTCGAGGATGACGAGCCTCGCACCTCAACTGCTTTGAGCTTTCTTTCGACGGCAACAATCGTCGAGGAGGACTCTCGGAAGAGGTTGCCCCTCCACCAAACTGGCAAATCAATAGCCAGGTTGATGCACTCAAAACTGACCGATCGAACACCTGAGATGGCGTACCAGAGATGTTACGGTGTCTACATGATGAATTGGCCAGACAAGAAAGTGAGAGCGAGGCTTCTGGGAAAATTGCTTGAGCTGCGACAGTATCTTCCTGCGCGGGCGACACAATTGAAGTTAGACCATTCAGATGCCTACATGCATTGGCATTATTCTGGAGCAGAAAGCGGTCCAATGGTTAAATACGAAGCCGCTTTAAAACTCCACGATGCAATGGCTAAGACAAAAGAAGCGCGCAGACGACAACGTCAAAGAAGGAAAGAACGAGGAGTTCCAAGTCGTAGGAACGGTCGACGCACGGCCGGCCCTGCTGAGAGAAATGGAGCTCCACCGCGAAGAGCAAGACGACGACGCTCCCGTAATCAAAATGGGACGGGCGGAAACGTCTCGATTCGCGGCGCAAAGGGCGGCTATACTGTCGCAAGTGTGCCGCGCCTCACCGCGAACGTCCAGAACAGTCTTAGTTTCAAAAGGAACGCGCCACTCATAATGCACCGTGAGAGTGGTTGCCACCTCCTGCCGAATTGGCTCCAGCCTAGCCTGGATGCCACGACAACTTTTGGAGGGGCAGCCATGAATACTCTTGCTGGTGCTCCGGTCGTTCCTGGTCTCCCTATAACGCCACTTTCTCTTGGAAACAACAGGCTTGCCACATTGGCATCGTTGTTTTCTGAGTGGCGTCCTCGGTCGATCAAATTGCGTTATGTGCCAACCACAGGCTCTTTCGCAAATGGAAACTACATTCTCGCATACACCCGCGACCCGTCCAAATTGATGGTGGACTCTTCAACCAGCGCAACATACGTCCCAAGTTTTGACCTTACCGTCATGTCTGAGCAAGACAAGGTGGTCACTGGGATGATCAGCGCTGCGTGGGAGATGGACATCATCAGGGCAGGTGAGTGGAACGGCGACGAGTGGCTGGTGTGCTCACAGACAAATTTTTCAGGCCTCATTTCGAGGCTGTCCTCTGCAGGGACGGTCTACGGAGCAGTGCTTGGTCAGTGCCAAAATCAATCTTCTGGCGCTGCGTTGACTGGGCAAACTGGCCAGTTCTGGCTCGAGTATGACCTCGAGTTCCGAGGAAACAACGACGACGAAATCGCAAGACAATTTTCACAAGTGTTTCAAAACCTTGTGCTGCAGTCCCAAAC